CGGTCGTGCCGATCCCGGTCGTGCCGGTCCCGGTCGTGGTGGCGGTCGCAGTTGTGCCAGCGACCGTCGTCCCAGTACCCATAGCGGCCGTGGTGCCAGCCGCAGCGGTCGCCGCGGTGGCGGTCGTGCCGCTCGTAGCTGTAGCCGTGCGCCGAGCTCGAGGTCGTCACCGTTGCCGGCACACTCGCCGACGCGGCAGGCGCGAACAGCACCGCCCCGCCGAGCGGCAGCACGATCACGGCGGCAGCCGTCGCGCCGATCCGTGCGATATGTCGTCTGACATCCATGCGCTGATCTCCTGTGTGTTCGGTGTGAAGCGTCGCCGACCCTGCCGCACGCTTGCCGCGCTGTCGAGGCCGCCCGGCGATGTAGCGTCCGCGCGTGCCAGTCCTCGAGCGCAAGCGGTACCGGTGCCCGACGTGCCGCGTGATCTTCCCGAGCGAGGACTACGTCTGTCGGGGGTCGTGGCCGGTGTATGACCCGGCGCGGCCGACCGCGCAGGACCCCCCACACGATCCGGTCGCCGTAGTCCACGATCCCCAGTTGCGGCAAGTCGGTCTCACCGACTAGAGTCGGGGACGAGCTCGAAAGGGATCGCCCCGGCAGGAAAGCGCTAGGCGTGGCGCGAGGGCATGCCGGCCCCGGAGACTCGTCGCAGGACCCGTCAGCGCCGAGCGGCCTCTCCCACAAGGCCCCTCGGCGCTTTCGGCGTTTCAAGAGGAGGAACTCGATGGGATCGCAGCGGCTCAGCCCGCGCAGCACACGACGGATCGCCCGCTCGACCGGCCTCGACATCGTCCGCGCATGGGCACACGGCGGGTACGTGTTCGACTTCGTCATCGCCGACCCCAGCGCCCCCGACGGGCACCGTCACGGCGTCTGGGACAGCAAGACCGGCGAGTGGGAACTGCTGCCGCCCGATTCCGCGCGGATCGGCCACTACACGACGTGCCGCGAGCTCTTCCGCCCCGTGGACACGGACCAGCGGTGACCGCCTCGTCGTCGTACTACGACCGCAGCAACGTCCGGCACATCGACGGGACGCACGTATTCGCCACCGCCGAGGACAGCCGCAACGAGCTCGAGGTCGCCGCCGTCCTCCGCGAGGTGTGGGGCTGCGAGCTCCACCGGTTCGGCGCCCTCTCGCCCGTCGACTGGTACTCGGCGCGCGACGGCCGGGTGAGCGGCCTCCTCGAGCTCAAATCGCGCACCCACCGACACGATCAGTACCCGACGGTCTTCCTCAACGTCCGCAAGTGGCTCGCCCTGAGCATGGGTGCAGTCGGCCTCGGCGTGCCGGCCGGTTTCGTCGTCCGGTTCACCGACGGCGTCGCGTGGATCCCGATCGCCGACGTCGACGCATCCCGTCAGCGCATCGGGGGCTGCAGCGGCCGCGTCAAGTCGCGCAGCGACGTCGAGCCCGTCATCGAGATCCCCGTCGCGTCGCTGCGGGTGCTGCGGGTGAACGCCTAGAACCCGTACGACCTGCGCCTCGGCCGCGGACGGGCCAGGCCAGCGGCGACCGCCTGCACGTAGGCCCAGTTCGCCAGGACCAGCGCGATCGCGGCGTCGATCTTCCGGCTCGAGTCGGGGTGCTCCTTCGCGAGCACGATGCCCGACGGGGTCTCTTTCCGGCGCGCGTTGAGCACGTGCTGCGTCAACGCGTACCCGCCGTCATGGGTGAGCGAGGTGTCCCGGATCCTCGTCTCGGCCGCCTCGACGGCCTTGACGATCAGCCCGGTCCGGCCGCCCGTCATCCACCACTCGATCGGGTGGTGCTGCGTCGCCTTGACCAGCAGCCGCCGGCCGTACTCCGCTTCCCAGCCGGCGATCTCGGTCTCCCACTTCGCCGGGTCGGCGAAGAACCCGACGACCTGCCAGCGGGAGAACGCCGACCGCACGGCCGCATGCACCTCGACGCGCGGCACCTCCCAGCCCTTGCCGGCCGGCCCTTTCGGCTGCTCCCACACGCCGACCTCGAACGCGTACCCGGTGGCGACGTGCACGCCGATCAGCGCGGTCGCGTCGACGACACCTCGAGCTCGCTTACGGGATCCGTCGAACCCGAGCACGATCATGTCCCCGTCGGGGGCGACGCCGTCCGGGGCGAAGCACGCCCCCCACTCGTAGGCGGCGATCCACGCGGTCGCCGCGTGCGTGACCTGCGCCAGGAAGTACATGCGCGCGTCCTGCGGCTCGGTCGAGGGATCGTAGAAGTCCGACACGATGCGGTCGAGGTCGATCCACCCGCCGTTCACGTCCGCGCTGTCGCCGTACGCGTACGCCAGCCCGGCGCGCAGGCTGTCGAGATCCTCCGGGTCGGTCTCCGGCGGGGCCTCCCGGTGATCCAGTAGGATGTCGACCTTCCCGCGGGTCTTCCCCTTCTCCTGCTGATCGGCGGCTTTGAACGATCCCTCGGCGACCGACTCGTCACCCGGCCGGTACGCGTTCGGCGTCTCCACAGAGCAGCCGCCGACCTTCGCCAGGTTCCGGCGGACCGCGCCGGCCAGCTTGACGCCCCCGTTTGTGGGCGTCCACGACTCGGTCTGATCCAGCACGGCGAACACCGGCCGGCCACCCTCGCGCGACGTCGCCGAGCTCGTCGTGAACTCGATCCGGCCGCGCGGCAGCTTGACGAACGTGTCCATAGGCTCGACGCCCGCGCCCTCCTCGCTGTCGAGGAACCGGGAATGCCGCACCATGTCGAGCAGCGGCTCCCACGTGTTCGACGTCTGATCCTCGGACGTGGCGATCACTTGGGTCTTAGCGCGGAACCCGAGCGAGTCCCAGCGCACCCCGACCGGCTGCCCGTCGACGTCCCAGCCCTCCATGAGGACGGGCCCGACGGCCTCGGTGATGGCAAGCGCCGCGAGTAGGGGACTCTTTCCCCAGCCCTTCGCGCGGGACAGGATCGCCCGGTGGATGCGGCGCGCGTTGCGCAGCTTCGCACCGAGGATGATCGGCGGTTCCCACAGCGGGTCGACGGCGTAGAGGCGCATCACGAACCGCGCCTGCTCGTTCGTCAGGAACAGCGGCTCACCCGCGAGCGGCCCATCGGGGACGATCAGCCGGTCCTGCATGAAGTTGATGACGGTCCGGCCGAGCGTCGGATACTTGTCGCCGAACCTTGGAACCCACGGCACGCACTACTCCGCCCACGCTGCGACGACGAAGTCGTGCCGGCCGGCCGCGAACAGCGCGCGCGCCTCGAGCAGCTCGTCGGTATCCGCACCGTGTCCACGGTGCGTACGGCACAGCTCGGCGAGGTGCTGGTCGACCATCTCGACGCGGGACAGGCCCAGCTCGAACCGGATCGGCTCGATGCAGTAGGCGGCGACGGGCGCGTCGACGAACAGCGCGGCGCCGTTCCGCTTGATCGGCATCAGTCCGCGACCAGACGAATCGAGCGGCCCTCACCCGGCTCGTCGCGGCGCACCTCGAGCTCGTCGGTCGCCACGATCCAGCCGAGCCGGAGCATCGCGAGCGGGGAGATCCCGAGCGACGCCTCGAGCTGCCGGCACTCCGCCGACACCTGCGCGTCGGATGCGGCCTTGCGCTGCAGGACGACGTAGCGGGCGATGACGCGGTGGACACCCGCGCCGAGCGGCGCCCACGCGGCCGCCTGCGGGGTTCTCCACAGAGTTGCCCACAGTTGTGCATCGTTCGCCGTCTTCCGGGCCAGCGGCCACGGCGGAATGTCGCCCTCGTATCCGCCGGCCGGCAGCACGACGTCGGCGAGCGCCGGTTTGTTGACGCGCGCCCGGTCCTGCGGGTGCTTGCGCGGGGGCCCGTTCGCTACTCCGCCCATCAGTCGCCTCCCCGTGGTTGCTCGAGGTCGTCGAGCGTCGTCGGCAGGTCGTCGAGGCTCGCGAGCTCGGCCGACGCCCACATCGGGACGGGGTCGCAGCGCTGCGCGAACACGAGCAGGCCCTCACAGTTCGCGAACCGTTTCACGTCGAGCTCGGCAAGGTGTTGCATGCCGGCGTCGTCGTCGGCGAGCGGCCCGACCTCGTCGAGGACGAGCAGCCACGGGATCCGCCAGTCCGAATCGCCG